TAGAAGAGGAGTATGTACCTCTACCCCAACCCGTTTCAAGTGTTGCATTGATAGTAACGTCGTTTAAAGATGATGTAAGACCAATGCCGGTAATTACAGCACCCGAAACAGAATTATTCCAGGTACCTAAATTCCACTGTCCTTGTCCGTATGTACTCGCCATAAGGAGTTACCTCCCTATGTTATTCGAATCAGTGCAGTCGAAGCATTGGCATTTGGGAATTGAATTTCAAACGTACCGTTTGTTGATGTTTTATTTCCACCAAAATCTAAAACAGCAATCGCTGCATTAGAAAGAGAGTTATTATAAATCACCGCAGCTTGAGCAGTAATAGTAGCGTTAGCCCATGATACATTATCAGCATCAAAGATCGCCGTACTACCATCAAGCGTAACTGCCATACCTGTCATCGCTTCTCCACCAGCAGTATAATTAGTTCCTGTAACTTCATTCGCAGTAGCATATGCTGTTGTTGCAGAACTTAATGTTGCTGTGTTATCATAGAGAGCTACTTTTAAAGTATTAGCTTCCAGATTAGCAGTAGTATCCATTAAGTCTTCCTTGAATGTATTAGCAAGAGCTTGTACTATCGCCATGTTATTGTCCTCCAGTTATTGTGTTCTCACCGAGAGGACTGCCAGGGAATTTATAATCGGTTCTTCTTCTTCTTCGAGCTTGATTATTAATTGTAACAACCGCTTCGGTATATTTTTTGTTGTATATAGTATAATCTTCTATGTTCTTTGTAAAGAGATTTGCTTCGGAAAGAACACCATAAAATAAACCGTAGGGAGCATTATTCGAATACCAATTAGTAGTTGTATTCGCAGATAGACCTGCGATATTGGCTGTATATCCTAATTGACACGTATAGCCGCTATCCGGAGTAGGAACTATCAGTAATACGTCATCTGTAAAATTAGCGAAATACTTGGGAGTTCCTGTAATAGCTGAATTAGGCCAATATTCTTGGCAATATTCTAAGGGTTTAATCTGTAAAAAACTTTTCTCATTAGCGACGATTATATTAAGATAATTAATTAATTTCGTATTAGTAGGAATACTTAAATATTCAGAATTAGCAGTAAAAGCAGAAGCTTGTTGAGATTCAAATCCAATAGGATCAACCTCTCTTGACAGCCTAAACTCTGCTGCCATAATAAAATTTGGAATCTGAGCTACAAAGTCAGATCCACTATTTTCCATCCAAGTTTGAACATCACTTGTTAGACTTGAGTATGTCATTGGATTTGCCATCTGAAAGCTCCTTTATTTTATGTTTATCTTTTTCTGCCACATTAAACTTAGACCAAACGTTTCCTTTAAAAGCGTATGTTCCATAATGAGTTATAGGACTCATTAAGTCAGCATAAATCTTTCCACCAATCTTTTGCCAAAGTCTACAAAAAGCATAGTCCTCACTTAGATATCTATTACTTTTTTCATCAATAATACAGTCAAAAAGGGCGTAGCAGTTATTAGATTCAAACTTTTTACCATTAATGATCTGATCAGTCGTATATTTAAGATAAGGATAGGCCTTTATAAGTTTATAAAATACTCCTTTTTTAATAAGCATAAAACCAGTGGCTGAATCCAATACCTCTATGAATCCTCTATCCATCTGAATACTTTGAGGGTGAGCCATATTAATATTATAGCCTAAGGCTTTTTGTTCCATTAATTCAAAATCACCCTTTTTAGCATTTTCTTTAACTTTATCCCAAGCGATACTCTTACGCGGATATACGCCCGTGACTATGTCTTTATCATAATCGATCATTCGTATAACTGCTTTAGCTGGAAAACTTATGTCCGCATCTATGAACATCAAGTGGGTATGTGCCTCTGGTTCTTTGTCACACGTATCTAAAAATTGAGCGACCAAAGTATTACGAGCACGCGTGATGAGGCTTTCATTTCCCATCGAGTTTATATAGAGCTTCCACTTACGTTCTGCAAATAACGCAGAAGTGTTTAAGACGGCATGAAAATAAGCTTCATTGATCATGCCTCCGAAACATGGGGTAGAAACAGTAACACCAATTTTTTTATGAGGAGGTTCTTTAGGTTTTTTATCACTCATGGAGTAACGACTGTAACACTTCCTAATCCAGATGTTAACACATTTGTGCTTGCCTCAGCAAGACCATTATATTCTGATGGGATTGTTGGAGGAAAGATCGGCTCAAGCTGATCTGGAACTCCTCCCGTGTGGGAAAGATTAGCTTGAAGTCTAGCATTTTTTAAAGCTACCGCGTCTGTGAAATATGTTAAAGAGAGTTGTGGTTGTTTAGGTTCCCACTCTGAATTATGGACAAAAGATCCAGTCCATTCAAATCTCATCTCATTATAGGGAAAGGCCAATCCACTTCGATCAGAGATCGCCAGTGCAAATGTACCCGGGGCCCACTTCTGAAAGGCAGCTCTTTTAGGTCTTTTACCTTGTCCTGGTAGATTAGGCATAATATTTAAAATCAATCATAGTATGAAGTTGATGGAATAATTCTAGTTGAAGGAGTATCGTCACCCGCTATTAGTCTTTCAAAAGCTTGTTCGTAGTCGATCTTTAACTCAGCCCGTCTGTTTATATCTATATTAATTCTTTTTTGGGCTAGAAAAAAAGTAAGTCCCGCACACATACACTCAAGCGCACGCGAAGGAACATCTGTATCTTGCTCTACCCCACTAACAGTCTGTGCGGTAACGTCCATAATTCTTCTGATTCTCCAATAATTTACAACATCCGTGGAATCATCGGGGGCCGGATAGAGGTAAATCTTGGGTGTTATCGTGCGCTGCATGTAGAACTGAGTCGGTCTTGACTCAGTCGCCTTATTTTGAATCGCTGAATAATCATTAAGACCTAATCTTGACATCGCATAATATAATCCACTACTTTCTTTAATATTCGCATTAATTATATCGATCGTATCTGCGGGAAGGTCGTACGAGATCGTACTCTGAACCAACGTTAAATCTTTTTCCTCGACTGTCCATTGATTATAGCCTCGATTAGCCCAGTCGCTGAATAAGATGTTTAAGCTACGTCTAGCGGATCGTACATCGTATCCTAAGATCGGATCCCCTCCAATTCTATCGTACGCTTCTTGTATAACGTCATTTACTGTTAAGCTAAATGTCGCTGTATTCGATAAAGCCATTTTTGATTATCCCCAGAAAGCTGTAATCGCAGTAACATTTGTCAGTGTTGCAGTACAATTAGTTGCAAATCTTATTCCCGCTTCAGGAAACGAAATCCATATTTGACCACTATCGACACCAGCTGGTGTATCCATCGTTAATAGAGTAGTTCCTCCGTCATCAAAAACGACTGTTCCTGCTGTAGCTGCTGGAAGTGCAACACAACCAAAAAGTCGAATTGGACCCGCAAAGATTGCTCCAGTTGATGTTAGTCTTTTTGCTGTAATATTTGATCCTGCCATATCTTCTCCTATGTATATTTAACCAAGTTGGTCATTCTCTTTTCGAGATCGACAGCCCTTGACATTGGGTTAGTATATCCTGTTATTTGGGATAGTAAAGACTTCAAATTCTCTTTTTCCTGAAGATCGCTTAAAGCAGATCCTCCTGTGTAAGGATCGACAACATCTTCGTAACCCGAAATTTGTCCTGCTCCTTCACCTGCTTGAAAATCCTCAAAAGTATTGATGACGTTTTTAATGGCATCTAATTTATCTATTAAATCCTTGTCAGCTTCTGCTTCTTGCTTTTCTTCTTCTGCTTTCATTTCTTCATATATTCGAAATCTTTTTACATCATACGCTTCTTGTTCGTCTTTAGTCTTATCCGCATATTCTATTTCTTTTTCGTCTTTATCTGCTACCTCTGTAACTTTTTTATTAAAAGCTTTAAGAGCTTCTTTCTTCTCTTCATCAGTTTCATAAAGATTATCCCATATCTCTGAAGCTTTAGTAGACCATTCAGAACCTTTTTTACTCCACCATTCTCTTATCTCTCCAAATGCTGTACTTTCATTAGCCATAAATTCCTTCTTTAATATAGGCCCCCGAAAGGGCCTATATTAATTTATTTTATTAACCGACGTCAACAGCTTGAATATAAGTAACTGTTATCCAACCTTCACCTGCTCCAGTGCTTCCATTAGTTAAAAGTAATCTTCTATCCGTAGAACCAATGTCTGCCCAAGCATCTACTCTTGCTTTATCAGCTCCAGCTGTAATTTTAATGATACCTAAAGTACCACCAGCTATACCAGTAGCTGAAGTAAATGCAGTTGCGTCTCCCACATAACCTAAGCCAGTTGTAGTTGTACTGCTCCATAAAACACTTACATATAAGTCTGCAGAAACCAATTGGCTCTTTGCAGGAATTATAATATCTGTTGTACTCGTAGTTGCTGCTTGAGTAATAGCTTCTGTTTGGGACATTAACACAAAACCCGTGTTTTTCATATCCGTCCCAACAGTAGTTCCTACTGTTTCTCTTATCGTTCCAGCTTTTACTGGACCCGAAAATGTTGTTGTTCCCATAAGTCTACCTCCTTGTAGTCTGCTTGCGCAGTCGTCTGGGTCGCTACTAGGCGTCGTAAAACGCCTAGTAACTAATTATTTATTACTTATTACGCTGCTCCTTCAGTACCGTAGATTCCTCTCCAGTCTGTAAAGCCAAAAGAATATCTTTCTCTTGTTTTGTAACGTAAGTTGCCAGTTCCAAAATCGCCTTCTACAGCTTTTTTGATTGGTGCTCTAACAAAATGCTTCATTCCATCTGGACAATCAGTACCTATGAACCATTGATCTGCGTCCGTAAGTCTTTGATTGACAACCACACCGCCTGGAATCATACCTAATGCTCTTACAGCATTGATATCATTATCAGCAGTTCCTGGTCTTAGATTAGATTTTAGCACTCTTTCAGCAACGAATAGCAATTCTGGTGGACAAATTAATTTTTGTCCTATCAATGCTATCGGGATTTCTCTGTCGTCTTTAGCCTCTGCTATTTGAATTAGCAAAGTTTCTAAAGAAGTTTCAGATAAATCTGCTGCTGTTGTCAAAGCGTTGGACTGCGTACTACCGCCTCCAGTTGGATGCGCAGTACTTAATAAAGATACCCCGTCTCCTCCTGTTGATGTAGTAGTTGCATTGTTCAAGACATTTGCACCTTTGATCTCTTTAGTGTGTTGCATTGATCTCGCCAATGCTCTTGCATATTTCGCACCAAGAGAGCCGTACAAGCCATCTTCTTCAGCTTCTTCTGTAATAGAAAATGCTAAAGCAACTGTTTCGTGAACGTACCTAGCGACATAGCCTTCTCTGCCAGTGTCGTAAGTAATCATTGCACCTTCTGCCTTTGTTGGCGCTTCTCCGAAGCCGATCATTTGAACGTCTTCTTCGAATGCCTTCATAGATTGCTCTGTAGAATAGATTGCTCTCCATTGTTCTGGATAACGATCATATTCCATACCAAACACGGTATTTAAACCTAGGTTGAGCTGTTTGGTAAATAATGCTCTATTTAAAGCCATAACTCATATCCTCCTAAATACCAGCCGTGTTAGCTCTAAGCTGATGGTTGTTTATATAAACTTCCACACTAGCGTCTGCTCCCACTGCATTGCCTGGTTCATTGATCAATCGTAATATTCTTATAGGAAGTGTAGCAGTGACAGCAAATGTGCTCACCGTTATTTCCTGTTTTGAATATCCAAAGTCAGTATTCCCAGCTGTTAATGTTACATTCGAGTTCAAGCCCACGTCTGTGTTAGCAAACGTTCCGTCGCATTGAATTTTGAATGTTATGTCCGGATCATCGTATACCCATGCCTTGACCGATGAATTGGTCTTAACAGTGGTACTGGCAGTCCATACTTTGAGGAATTTTACATCCCCAGTAGCTTGATCTGTGTATTCGCATCCGCCAAATACGCCAACAGGCTTAGTGT